TCGGGAGAGCTCGTCTCGGCGCTTGAGGATCTCCGGACTCTTGCAGGCCTCGCGATCATTATCGATGCCGGGTACCGGTGTCCCGACCATAACAAGGCCGTGGGTGGCGTCAGTGGAAGCCAGCACCTCGAAGGAACCGCGGCCGACATTCGGATCCCACCGCTGGGCGTGCAGGCAATGTACGATCTCGCGCTCAAGATTCCCGCCTTCGCGAATGGCGGGATCGGAGTGTACGACAGCAATTTTATCCACGTCGACGTTCGCGGCGTGAAAGCGCGGTGGGCTCGCGTCAAAGATGAGTACGTCGGAATCGAGCAGTCGGGCCTGGTGCAGATGTCATGACGATGCGAAGAGTTTTGTCCTATGTTCCTCCGCGGTTGCGTCTCGGTGACACGTGCGTAGTGCAGAACGGAGTGAGTGTGTGCTCACCCTCACCTCCGCCGGTGTCTTCGTGGGCGAATCCGAACATTGCTGGCCAGCCCTGGACTGATGCCCAAAAACTTTCCATGTCGTCGCGAGTGAAGACGGCACTCTCCGGTCCATCGTTCATGAACCGCGCTATCTCGCTTTTCAATCCTCCGGCAGATTCCCTCCCCTTTATCATCACGCCGAATCCGTTCCCCGCATATCCCGCGCCCGGCGCCGGACCGATCGACGTGATCGAGTACGTCGTGCCAGCAGGGCAGCTCGCAGTGATCACCAAACTAGCGATCGTCCACGTGGGCGGGAATCCGCCTGATGGGACCGGCAATGTGATCTGGCGCGTGCTGATCAATGGCGGCGGGATCGATGGATTGAACGATCTGACTTCCCAGGTCGCAACCTATGCGCAACCGAACGATTTCGTCTTCCGTCTCCATGAGCGAGATATCGTGCAGGTCACGGCCGAAGTACCGGCCGCGCAACCTCCGATGCCGGTGGGCACGAGAACTGCGGCGCGATTCCACGGATGGACTTATCCACTGATCCAGGCAACGAATACCTCGGGCAAGGGAGTTCTCCAATGAAAGCTTCTCTCAAGGGTTTCTGGATTTGCGTCGCTCTAACGTGCGCGCTCGCCATTGGTGCGGGTGTCATGCGCGAATTTAGTCCGGCGCCGGTCTTCGCGCAGAACGCCGGCACGACGGGCACATTCACGGTCTCGCAGAAAGCCGTCTACACCGCCGGCGTTTCACAGATCTTCAACAATGTAGGCCAGTCCGCCCACTGGCTTTCCTACTGTTCGTCAGGTGGAAATTTCACCGGAACTGTGGATATCGAGGAGAGTTACGACGGGGCAACAAACTGGATTCCGATCGCATTTTCGAGCTATATCGCTACGCCACTCTCAGGGTGTGCGATTTTGCAGGCAGGTGGGTACTATCAAAATATTCGTTCCGTGATGACCGCATCGATTAATACGATCGTGGCCACTTACAACGCTTCTTCCGGTCCCATCTCATTCTCACCAACTGGACAATCAGGAATTGGAGCGACCGCACCTACGGTGTGTAATCAATCAGCGCAGTTCCCGGTTAATGCCGGTACCACGCTTCAGCTTTTCGGGGGAGTCTCGAACAGCACGATTCGTGTTTGTTCATATATCGTCAGTTTCGGAGCGGCTCCCTCATCTGGTTTCATCGAGTTCCAGTCGAGCACTTCTCCCAGTTCCTGTACCGGGCTTGTGGCTGTGTGGGTCATTGATATTTATGCGGGCACACTCCCGGATCTATCTCAGGGGAGCGGCGTCGGCGCTTTGTTCTCAGGAACGACCGGAAATTCGTTGTGTTTCACGAACACGACGACGACCAATGCCTATGTGAGCGTGGCGCTCGCACCCGTCTATCAGACGTTTTGAGAAAGAGCAGAACGTGCAATGGGAACATGTACCGGCAGAAGAGATCGAAGAGAACATGGCCATGGCAAACGGCAATCTGCAGCTTATCCGCTCGTTTCTAGCATTGCTCCCGGTGCCCGGTTTTCTCAAGGATGCAACCGGGCGTGTGATCTATCTCAACTCCAGAGCTGAAACGCTTTTTAAGAAGCACCGCGGGCAGGCACTTGGCAAAACTATTCCCGAGTTACTCGATCGGCCACTGATCGATTCTGATTTGAAGCTGATCGATCACAATCTCGCTCGATTGCATGCAGCTCATGTCTATGCGAATGTGGCGATCCGGCCGCACTTGTGGTTGCTGGCATTCCCGGTGACGGATAGTTCGGGAGATTACCTTTCCGGCGGATTGTTGGTCGAGAGTCATGGTTGACACTTCGGGCGAGTGGCGCGAGGAACGGCTTTTTGTTTTACGGGAGATCGACCGGCTCGAGCGGGAAGGGAAGGAACGAACCGTCGATCTCGCTCTGCTCCGCACTCGTGTGGAAGAGAAGGCAGGAAAAGCAGAGTTCGACGTCCACCAGGCGCACGAGAAGATCCGCGCGCTCGAACGGAGTAGGAGTTCAATCAAATTGAAGTTGTGGGCGACGAGCGCAGCGGCATCGTTTCTCGGTGTCGTCGTGATCGAGTTACTGAGAATGGTTTTGAAACACTGAGGTGTAACATGCGAAAACTCACTATCGGCTTCCTGGTCTTTGCAAGCTTAGTCGCAGTTGCGATTGCACAGCAGGTACCGGCGAATCCAGTCACAACTCAGCAGATCACTTTGCCGGTGTTCACGTTGAATCCGGCACCGGCTTCTGGTGCCACGATCGCGCTCAGCGGAAATCCTGGACCGCAAACGATCTATTACTGGATTTCGGCAAATTACCTCGTGGGCAGTGCGAATCTGGCCGGACCGTTTCCGATTAGCAATGCGCCGAATGTGCTGTCGGTTTCGAACTTCGTCACGATCAATCCCACGTTTCCCGCCTTCCCCGCTTCGTACGACGTTTTGAAAACGTCTACGCCGATCGCACCGAGTGGCGCATGCGCTTGTGCCGTGGCAACAGGTGTCGCGCCTGGCACCGTCACGAACGATCAATCGAATTCGACGAGCCCTTACACCGTCAATCCCGTCAACCTTTCCGGACTGAACATGACGCTGCAGAACGAAGGCCAGAGCGCCGGCGTCTCCCATCTGATCTTGCGGCAGAATGGTGTCTTCGTTCGAGATCTGAGTATCACTGGAACGCTCACGACTTTCAGTGCCGGGACTCTCTCGCCACTGTTCACGACGAACGTTGCGACTCCGACGACGACGCCCGCGTTGAGTTTCGTTCTTTCGAATGCGCCGGCGAATTCTGTGTTCGCGAATCTCACCGGATCTCCTGCCCCTCCGAGCTATACCACGACGCAGGGCACGGATACCGCGGTGCTGAGCGCTGATGGCAGCGGCGGTAAGGGAAATGTTTTTTGCCGAGATGCCACAGGCGGAGCGACAACAGTAGGTTGCTCTAATACGGTGAGCAGTTTCAGTGCAGGTACTTTGTCACCGCTCTTCACGACGAGCGTTGCGACTCCGACGACGACACCGGCGCTCAGTTTCCTTCTTTCGAATGCGCCGGCAAATTCTGTCTTCGCAAATCTCACCGGATCTCCTGGCGCTCCAAGCTATTCCACGACGCAGGGCACGGATCCGGCAGTGCTAACCGCTGGAACGATCGGTTCCGGAATATCTTTACCCCTCTGCACCGACGCGAATCACGGCGCGACGACTTCCGGCTGTTTAACCGCGGCGAGCGGATCACTGACGATCGGTAGCACTATCATCGAGTGGGGAACTATAGGAACATTCTCAACTGGATCCTCGACGGCATCGCTTACCGCCAGCTTTCCATTAACTTTCCCGACCGCAGTCTTCACGATCACCGGAAGTTTGGATGCTGCGACTGACGCAAGCGGAAATCAGTGGGGATGGGCTACGTTTAACACTCTATCCACGCATGTATTCACCGTGACAATTTCCGCCCAAGCTGGTGCCATCATCAACGATCCGGTCAACGTGAGATGGATCGCGATCGGTGACTAATTTGGAGGTTATTTCGATGAAAAAAACTCTTGCAAGTTTTCTCTTGACACTCGCTCTCTCGATCGCCACGATCGCACAAACCAATCCGATCAACACCGAACAGATCACGATGCCGGTCTTCACCCTCAATCCGGCGCCGGCATACGGGGCGACGGTCGCGACCGTGGGCACGGTAGGGAATGGACCGCAGACGATCTACTATTGGGTTGTCGTCAACTATCTCGTCGGGCAGTCTGCCCTGGCTGGCCCGTTCGTTGCGAGTCAGGCGCCGAGCACTCTCAGCGTCACGAATTATGTGACGGTGACACCTCAGGTCCCGATCGGCGGACTCACCTTCGATCTTCTGAAAACGTTGACACCTCTGCAGCCCTCCGGGGCCTGTGCATGCGCCGTGGCCACGGCACAGGCCCCAGGCACCATCGTGAGCGATCAGTCGAACTCCACGAGCGCGTACACTGTGAACCCGGTCAATCTCTCCGGCTTGAATCTGACGCTGCAGAACGAAGTGCAGAGCTCGAATTCCTCACATCTGATCTTGCGCCAGAACGGTGCATTCGTCGCGGATTTGAGTACCAGTGCTCCATCGAGCGGCACCGTTTCGCTTACCCCATCGACAGTGCAGACAATTACAACTTCTACGCTTGGCGGACTCAATGTGTGGCAATCGCCTTGTAGTTCACTGACTAGTTATGTTGCGACCGATGCGGGATGCACCGCCATCTTTAATAGCTTCGTTTTGCAGAATATCGGTAGTTCTACTCAGAACAATCTTCGAAAGGGCCTGAATATCTATCTAGAAAGCGATGCGTCGCAAGGTACCGGGGCTAACTATGACGGCTTTCAGGTCAATGAAGCCATCACGGGAAACGCTTACACCGCTCCGAATATCGGGCAGACGGAGGCGGCGGAATTCTTTGCTCAGGTCTCGGGCACGATCACCATCAATGCCTCAGTCGCCCCCACCAATCCCAGCGGCAACACTTGGGTCTACACTTTCACATCTTCCCAACCTGGTTTAGTCGCGTCGAACGGCTGGGCCAGTGACTCAGTTCTGATCAGTGGCTATACCGGTGGCGCGACGGGAAACAACGGAGTTTTCACGGTAGTAAGCAGCAACGCGACAACCATCAGTGTGACGAACACCACGGGCACTGCGACGTCGACAGGAACTCCGCTAGTCGCGGTCGAAGTCGGGCAGAGCAACGGAATCAAGTTCAGAAACGGCGCTGTGAATGGTGCATACGTCCTCAACATGATTGGCGTGCTCGGTTTCAATCCGACGTTTTCGGGCGGGTCTTTGGTTACGAATTATATTGGTTTCATGCAGGACGCCGGGAGCTTTTCCGGTGGGGCGCTCGTTACAAATTGGACAACGATCAATGCATCCGCACCCACGGCGAACGTGACGAACAGCTACGGCATCGTCACCTCAGGATTGGTACCGCTCGTCGTCACGAGCAGTGCTGCGGCGAACTCTTTCATCGGACATGCCGCTGCTGGCGCGGCTCCATACACGCTCAAAGACGGCTGGTACTCGGGCACAGGCTCCCCAAACGGTGTGCTCGCTGCAGCGGTCGGTTCCTTTTACGCACAGCAAGATGGAGCGGCCGGTGGAACGATGTGGCTGAAAGCCACGGGCACCGGCAATACGGGCTGGCTCACTTACTCGACGACCATCGCCGGCGGAATAGCTTTCACGTCAAGCGGCGGGTTGGATGAAACCACTCTGGTCGGGGGTGCGACCGCAGGCAAGTTCACCACAGCCACCGTCACTTCAGGCTCGACCGTGATCACGATGGGCAATTTGGCAACGGCGCCTCATGGCTGGCACTGCGACGCTTCCGACATCACCCATCCTCTCGACATCATTATCGGCACATCTGCATCGACGACGAGCTGCACGCTTACGGTTGCCGTCGCTATCACTGCCGGTGACGTGATCGAATTCAGCGCTATCGGCTATTGATAGGGTTGCGAACAAATGGCTGCGTGCAAAGTTGATCTCTCGAGTCTGATCATCGACGAAGCGAACCGGCAAGGTGTGGATCCGGGAATCGCGCTCGCCGTCGCTCGAACTGAATCGGGTGTCTGTCAGTGGGGACCGAGCGGCGCGGTCCTCGTGAGTTCCGCCGGCGCGATCGGCGTGATGCAGCTCGAGCCCGCAACAGCCGCACAACTCGGCGTCGATCCCAATGACGTCAATCAGAACATCCAGGGTGGAGTGACGTTCCTCAAACAGCTCTATCAAAAGTACGGATCCTGGGATCTCGCGCTTGCTGCCTACAATTGGGGCGGTGGAAACGTGGACAACGCGACCGCGGCCGGCACTTCGTGGCCGGGTGAAGTCGTGAACTACGTGAAAGGGATTCTCGGGATCAGCACGGTCTATAACGCCGGTCTCGACCAGATGCAATCGAGTCCGCCTGGCAGCACTGACGCCGGTCCGCAGATCTCTTCCGCCGATATCTTGGGGAACCTTGCCACGCCAAACCTGAATATTGATCTCGTCGCTGGCCTGGTCATCGGCGGCGCCGTGCTCTTGCTCTGGTGGATGGACTAATCGTGTACGTGACACTCAGAGACGGTGATCCGAGTGAGCTGCCCCAGGTTTATCTCTACTCGAATCCGCAGAACGATCCTGATGCACAGCAGCTCAATCTGCCTTCGCCTGGCGCGATCTATGGGAGCTATGCGGTTTGGTTGATCGGCTTCCTCGCGCTCTTCTACCTGATGGCGAACCAAGTCGTGAAGAAACATTGATATCGCCGCACGATCGGATCTCGTGAGGCTCTTCGATAGGACACCGTTTCGAAGGTGTGTGCGCTGTGTACTCGGGATCCCGAATCGAGATCAGCACAGTATGAAGACCAGGGTACGCCGGCTCACACTGCAGATCGGTGGGGTCGCGCCGTTTTTTCATCCGGCCAGCGACGCGCCCGGGGGAACGAAGAGCCCACTTTTGATTTGCAGAGCGGACTTGAGAAGATCCTCCGCCAGCTTCTCGGCCTGGCCAGCTTCGAGAAAGGTTGCGATCTGCAGCGTGTCGTCGCGGAGAATGATCAGCATGACTCGCTGTGAACCGTCCGGCATCTTCCGAGTGCCCGTGGCCAGAGCGGTGCGCCATGGAGTCGAACCCGGATCCTGATCGTCGAGCACGGGCTTTGTGGGATCGGCCATTACTTTAGGTCCTCCGGAGAGTGGACGTTTGGGCCATTGTAACTGAGCACTTCCTGCGCCAGACTTCAGGAGGAAGGTGATTCTCAATGCGCATGCCTATTCGCTACGATCCAGATATCGTGCAAGAGTACGCCGAAGATCTCTACGACCAAGCCCGATCGCTGGTCATCTACACGGCTCTGAGATATTTTCTAGTTGCCGCTGGGCTTGGATGCGTCGGCATGGCGTTTGTTTGGAAAGAGCTTCCACAAGCCTCGGTGATACTGCTTCTATTGAGCATCTTCTGTATCGGTCTCGCGACTCTCACCGGGATGAACGCTGGCCGGGCAAAAGGCTTCCACCTAAAGCTCGAAGCTCAAACTCTACTGTGCCAGCGCCAGATTGAGTTCAACACCAGGGAGAGACCGCAGTCCTGTTAATCGGACCGCTTCCGTAAAAGGTATGGGCAGAGCGGATCGGTGCACCAGCCCTTCTCGTGGATCCACTCTTGGAGATCGTCCGCGGTCGGATAGATTCCTTTGCACCAGCGGAGATACTGAATGTAGACGAAGGTTGCAACGATGTGGCGGAGTTTAATGGGCCACTCCTTTCAACAGGCCTGTGCAAAAACAGTTGTTTTTGACCGCTAAATCAGCTTCCCCCAATTGCACCATAGAATGAGGCAGTTAAGAAACTCCCCCCGGGTGGGGTTTTTGCCCACGCCTAGGAGCTCGTAGGAGCGCACGCTTGGCGGTGCCTCTGGACACCCCCACCAAGGCACCGATCGCCTCCCACGTCGCGCCGCTTGCGCGCAGCTCCCTAATCCTTTCGACGTCCACGATCCGGAGTGGGCGGCCAAGCCGGGTACCCTTCGCCCTCGCGTTCGCCAGGCCCGAGAACACCCTCTGCCGGATCAGTTCGCGCTCGAATTCGGCGATCGCCGCGAAAATGTGGAAAAGCAGCTTCCCCTGGGCGGTCGTCGTATCGACGTTCTCGTGAAGGCTCACAAAGGCGATCCCAAGCTCATTGAACTCGGAGAGTGCGTCCACCAGGTGCTTCACGGAGCGGGCGAAACGATCGAACCGGTAAACGACGACGACATCAAAGTGACGGCGCCGGCAGAGTGCCATCATGCGATCGAGCTCTGGCCGCGTCACCTTGGAGCCGCTGTAGCCGGCGTCCGAAAAAAACTCTTCCTCCCATTTCCGGTGCTGACAGTATTCGAGCAGCTCGCGAACCTGCATCTCCGGCTTTTGCTTTTTGTCGGCCGTCGAAACTCGAACGTATACGGCTGCTCTCATATGTGATGGATCAGCAAATATCTTCGATCGGGTTTTTCGGAGTACGGACCCTCTCGATTGGACTCAAGTTCGAATTCTTCACTCTGACTATCAACACAACCAACTTCAACCGGAAGATCAGCCGGAAATTTCTGCAATTCTTCGATCAGTTCTCGAACGATCATAACTGCCCCTCCATATACCGCGCGGCTCTCTCATTGTGCTTTCGATTGCCTCAGAATTGTGGCCTCAGCGCAGTGTGCGCACAAAGTTATTTTAAGATTCTCAATCTGGTGAGCCTCGTGACAAGCAGCACATTCGATGACTCCTATTCGCTCTTCGGTCGGTGCTACAACGGCAATTGGGGATCCATCGAATCCGTTGAGCACATGTTCGCACGCCAAGTAACCTGATCGCACTTCGTGCGTGATCTCGCACTCAACGAACGGGTATGGATGTTTGCTCATTGGGCAACTGTACTCCATGCTCTCCGGAAACCATTTCACCAGCGCATAAGATCTGCCCGAGCTCGGTGAGTCTCAGCTCACCCTGTTCGATGACGGCGGCGCCAGAGATCAGGAGCGCGATCGCTGACTTTGCGCGAAAGTTCCAAAAACCATCGCGCTTTTCGTTCACGAACGCGACCGCGCCCGCTTCCAGGAACTCGGCGAGCGCGGCTCGCTGTGGAGCGGTGAGAAATAGATCCTTGATGCTCGCAGACTGAAGTCTGCGATTCCTGATTATGTCTGCGCTCATATGCAGACCTCGACGGCACATCCTGCCGCAGCAATGAGCGTGTTGACCGCAGCGTTTTGGTCGCGGTCGTGGAACGTTCCACACGTTGTACATCGCCATTGCCTTACCGACAATCCTGCGAGTCCTGTAGGTCCAGTTGGCTCCCCACATACCCAGCAAGTCTTGGTGGAATCTTTTGGCGCAATCTCAAAGTACTGCGTACCGCTTTGGGGCGACTTGTACGCAAGCATCCTCTGAAGTTGTGAATGCCCTGAACTAGCGACACTCTTGCCGAATCTACGAGCAACCGCTTTGTGGTTGTCCGCTGAAAACTTGATAACTACATTTTCTGCAATCAAACGACGAGACAGTTTATGGTTCCTATCCTTACGCCTGTTCGCAATCTTCTCCTGAATCCGTGCTGCTAACTTTGTGTCGTGCCCACGCTGTGCTTGAGCAAGACGTTCTGCTGCTACTTCCAACTCTCGTGGGTGTGAAATCTTCTCCCCTGTGGAGAGCGTTAGCAAATCCTTAAATCCTCCATCTACACCAATGACGCCATACCCCGTTCGCTCTATCACCTTCGGCTGGGCATCAATAAACAAGCACAGATACCAGCCTGATGTACGCTTAACAATCCGACCACATTTTATCTTGCCATCAGGCAATTCCATCTTGTGGAAGCGGACAGAGCCGAGAGCAGGCAGATTGATGCGGTTTCCCTTTGGCGCTTTGATGGGGTCAGGGAACGGAATGCTAGACATCTTGTTACGCATCCCTTTGAGTTTTGGTTTGCCACCAATCTTCTTGAAGCAACGTTTCCACGCATCATGTGCTGTACAGATGACACCTTGCAACGTGTGTGACGGAATGCCCATCTTTTCGCTGTGGTTGGAGAGAAAGTTCTGAAACTCCATCTTGGAAAAATAGATGTGGTCTTTGGCGTTGAGTTCTATTTTCCGCACCGCCCAATTCCAGACAGAGGACAGGTGATATAAAAACTGTTCGCACTTCTGCTCTTGTGACTTGCACATTCGAAGTTTTAACTGATACTGAATCATCATGTCCTCCTTTCTAGAACCAAAAACAAGGCCGTCGCTAACCCAGACAAACGTCTGGGATTGCGCTCCTCAACTACCGTTCATCGTTTGAACCTGATCGCGCCGCACCGTACGCAGGAATCGGTGCACATGCGCGTGCGATCCCAGCGATGAAAAAGAAAAAAGCAGTGATGCTCCGCCCAACCGGTGAAGCATCCCATTAAGAAACCGGTGATCACTCCAAAGAACATGATCACTGGTTTCCGAACTTCCTGCCAGATTGGGCTCATTGTGTCCTCAGAAGTTCCTCGCCGCGGCGCACGAGTGCGTCGAGCTCGGTTCTATTCAAATAGAAAATCACCGTCTCCGGCCGATCGTTGAGGTGGATCGTGTCTCGCAGGGCAAAGTTGAAATGATCGAAGTCGAGCAACACGAACTGCCGGCACCAGGTTTCGAGAATCACGATTTTCTGCGGTTCGGCATCTGGTTTCACATTTCGATTTCGCTGCAGGCTTTCGAGGGCCTTTCGGCTAATGCCGGAGGTGATCTCGCGTTGCGTCAATGTGCTCATGCTTCCCCCATTTTTGTGATTCGTGACAAAACTTCGGGATCGTAGAGAACGGTGGGCGCGGGCCGGCGACGTTGCTGGCGTTTTACAATCTTTGGTGATCGCCCGGCTCTTGCCATCTCATCCAGAATGCGCGAGAGCGTATTACGATGGATCCCGAGCGCTCGAGCCGCACGGCACTGATTACCCTTGCAGCGTTCGAGCGCAGAGTTCACAACGACAAACCGAAATTCACGCTCTAGATCCCCAAGCGTGAAATCCGCCGTCGCTACTGCAGCGACAAATCTCTTCGTGACCTCGGCGATCGTCATGCGGAAAACCTCTGGGTGTTGAAGAGTGGAGCATCGGCCGTGATGCGCTCACGTGCGACTGCCGCACTGTGGGGATCCAGATCGATCCCGATGAAATTCCTCCCCTTCCGGAGAGCGGCAACCCCGACAGTGCCTGTCCCGCAGAATGGATCCAGGACCGTCCCGCCTTCCGGAGCTCCGCACTGAATGCAGATATCGGCAAGCTTGATCGGGAAAACTGACGAGTGCTCACCCTTCCATGGTGTGACGGCGATCTCCCAGATACTGCGTCGACGTCGCACGCCACTCACCGATAGTTCGATCCGCTTGTCGAGTCGAGTGTGAAAGCTGGTCGCACCAGGTGGGAAGAACTGGCCATGATCGCGTTTCGTTTTATAGACTTTTGCTTGCGCCTGATTCTTTTCACGCTGGCGGCGCTGGCGTTCCACCGGACTATTCGGCTCAAGATTCGCCAGTTCGTCATAGAAGTAGTGCCGGCCGTTCGCGAGAAGAAAAATCGTCTCGTGGATCCCCGCCGGCCGATCCGCTGCAACCTTGGCCACTCCGTTCGGTTTCGACCAGATGATTTCGGAGCGTAACCACCAGCCGGATTCCCGGAGAGCGAAGGCAACAAGCCAGGGAACGCCGACAAGATCCTTCGGCTTCAATCCGTTCGCGATCGGCATGCGGTTCGGCGGAATAACCGGATAGGTCGAGCTATCTTCGAGCAGTTTGCGATAGTGAGTGATCGAATGCTCGGGATGCGTTCCGCCGAGACGCTTTCCACTCCCGGCGCGTGAGTACCAGGTGTCACCCAGGTTCAGCCAGAGCGTGCAACCGGGTTTGAGAATGCGGCGGACCTGGCGAAAGATCTGCACCAGGTGCGATCGGTACATCTCGGGAGTCGGTTCGAGCCCGAGCTGGCCACGCCATGCCCGGCACTTTTCGCAGAATTGAGAGAGTAGCGCGGTGCGCGTTGCGGTGTTCGCACCTTTCTTCCAACCGTTCGCGACGCCGTTGATTTTTCCATTCGCTGCAGGTCGCAAGTGTTTCACCCACTTGTGCCGGCAATCTTTCTTTCCGCCCCAGATCAAGGGGTTCACGGGATACTCGCGCAAGCTCCAGTAAGGCGGCGAAGTGACGCAGCAATCGACCGATCGCGAAGGCATCTCGCGAAGCACGTCGAGCGCGTTGCCGACTTTAATTTCCCAACTCATGCTTTCTTTGGAGTCCACAGTTCGACGTGCTTATCGATCAGCGCGAGCGCGCACTGATACTCGCTTGCGTGCTCATTGCTTCCGTGCGTGCGAAGGAGTTCGTTAACAAATTCGTCACGCGTTCCCAAAAAGCATCCGGTGTGGAGACGCAGCCCTTTCTCAGTGATGAACGCCGAAAGATAGGAACGGCGTGACCCAATAGGACCGATCTGGATCACTGGCCTTTGCCCGGACAGCTTCGCGCCGGACAGGTTCGCGCCGGACAGGTTCGCGCCGGACAGGTTCGCGCCGGACAGGTTCGCGCCGGACAGGTTCGCGCCGGACAGGTTCGCGCCGGACAGGTTCGCGACGGACAGGTTCGCGCCGG